GTCGCTGGTAGCACGTGCGAGGGCTGTTACGCTCTTAAGGGTTGTTATGTGTTCAAGGTTGTACAAAATGCACAGTACAGGAGACTGGCAAGCATCAAGCATGATCTATGGACCGGGGCCATGGCGTTACTCATCAACAGCAAGAAGTCGAAGGTTTTCCGCTGGCATGACTCTGGCGACGTGCAGGACGAAGCGCATCTCATTAAAATATTTGCGGTGTGTAAACTTACACCTGGGACCAGTCACTGGTTACCCACACGTGAAGCATGGATCAAGAACCATTTAAAAGATTGTCCAGATAATTTAGTTATAAGATTCAGCGCGCCGATGGTTGATCAAGACGCCCCGGGCTCATGGCCTAACACGTCGACAGTCGTAACAGCTGGCGCCACGTGTCCTGCTCCGACTCAAGAAAATGAATGTAAAGACTGCAGGGCCTGTTGGAATCCTGAAGTCAAGAACGTTGCATATGGCCAACATTAAATTTAGAAGAGAGATCCACAACATCCATAATGCATGGTGCCGTGAGAACGGTTACCCGGTTAGGGACTACAAGCCTCAAGCTGGAAGGCCTAAGCTGCAAGCTCCAAGCTCCAAGCTTATATCGTCTCGAGTGTCAAACCAACTTCGTCAAATCTTATCGCAATAGCATCAAGCTTCAAGCTATAATCATCAAGCTTCAAGCTCGAAGCTGCAAGCTCCTCGATCATTGAACCAGGGACCAAGTGAAAAAGTTTCTTGGCTCTCGGACCAAGGGTCTGGATGCAGATAAAAGTATTCTCAGGATGGTTGTAATGCCACGCTATTTGGTGCGGACTCAACCTCACGCGGTCACCTTTTGCTATCTTAAATTCCACAGTAAAAAATTGATTTCTTTTGTTGTAACAGAGGGCATCCGGCATACCTTGTACACTTAAATTCTCTACTCTATTGTAGATAATATTAGGTGTAGCCTTACGTATTGTTTGGTATAATTTAGCCTCTGGTCCCATTACTTTTTAAGAGTAACAGGTGTATCCTTTTTAGGCTCAACAGCAGGTAAAGAACTTAGCATAGTTATAAGAGGATGTACTTGCTCCCAAGGCTGTGCTTTTAAATATCCTATCAATGCTGACAGTTGTTGTGTGCTTATTTGTTTCATATTTTTCCTTTGTTTGTTAATAATTTCCTTTTAATCCTTCATCTATTGTTAGATGCTTTTCGTCTTGTGTCTTAACTACAAGTTTAATACTAGGACTGCCTATAATTTGACTTTCATGTACTTCCATCCTTTTAATCTCTTCTAGATATCCATTTTTCTCAACATAAATTTTTGCATTACTAATGGCATTTCCTTTTTTACTTGTAAAACTTTCTAAAAACTCTTGTAGATTTTTAACGTACATTACAAAACACCTTTCTTTCTTAATCTATTAAGGTACTCATCTGTTTGTTTTGCTAGTCTAATATTGTCTGTCATTACTTCTGTAAGTCTAGCTTTAAGATCTTCGTTAGTTTGTTCTACAGATCTCTTCTCTCCAAGTAGTTTTTTTAAATCCCATATCTGTTGCCTATCGCTAGCATGCCAAGATTTATGTCCATCAATAACCTCTTTTAATTCTTTAATTTTTTTATCTGCCTGCTCTATTAGCAAAGTTAGATCTAAAGGACCTCTGTCTTCAGTATTAAAAGCATGCTCTTCTAAGTCTTTCTTGCTCATCATATACTTGACAATATATGATAGTTACCCTAAAATGTCAACATGCATAAACAAGGATTATTAAACGCACTGGTAGACAAGTATGAAGCTCAAATATCTGCAGCTCATGCAACTATTAATATATACTTAGAAAGTCCTGTTGCTATTGGAGATCACCCACAACACCTGGACGAGATAGATAAACAATTAGCTATTGTAGCTGAAGCAGAAGATAAATTAGATGCTTTAGAATCATTCCAAACTATAGACGAATAATGGAAGTAGCTAAAAGATTAACAGAAGAAGAAATAGCTAGAGAAGATAAAATAAAGAAATACCAACACTCTCCTGACTATTATGAAAACATTTTTCAATTATCTAATAGTATATGTGAAGGAGGATGTGAATATTACATGACGTTTGAAGAAGAAGAAGCAGGTTGGGGAATGTGTATGAATTGTAAAGAGAAGGAAATGAAATAATGGGAGTACCTAAAAGATTAACAGAAATGCAGCAAAGGTTTGCAGAGCTTGTAGTATTTGGTGGACCAGACGGGCCACTAACACAAACAGAAGCAGCAAAGATAGCCGGCTATAGTGAAAAAAGATGTAGACAAGAGGGATCTGAATTACTTAACCCTAAACTAAGTCCATTAGTTGTACAGTACGTATCTAAATTAAAAGAAGAACGTATGAAAAAATACGAAGTTAATTATGAAAACCATATTACAGAGTTAGCAAGAATTAAAGAAGCTGCTTTGAAGAAAGGTTCTTTCTCATCTGCTGTGAACGCTGAAACAAACAGAGGAAAGGCAGCAGGATTATACATAGACAGAAAAATAATAAAAACAGGGAAATTAGAAGAGATGTCGCTGGAACAATTAGAATTAAAAATGAAAAAAATATTAGACGATTACTCACAGATTATTGACGTAACCCCTGATGCAAAAGAAATAGACGACAAATCATAATAAAATTTTCTCCATCTTCATTATACACCCTTTTGGGAATACATTTCTATCAGAAAATAATTCATCTCCTTGTTCGTAAGAAGCAAAGGTCCATAGAAACTTATTTGTTTTCTTATATACGTAAGCTTGTGTAATCATTATAGAGCAACCAAACTTATCAAATTCTTCTGCTGTGGCGTGAGCCGAATCACCCGTGATATCAACCCAAACTATTTTGTAGAAGTAATACTTCTTCTTGTTTATGATCGTGTGTCTGTACTTTGATTTTTTTCTGTTTAACATAAGTTTGCCTTATTTCAATCCGCGATACCTAAGATGTATAAATATATATACCACATACATTCTTAGAAAATAAATAAAAAGGTATCGCGAGTGATAAAAACCTCCTATGCATAGCTTAAAAGTGTTGTAGGAGTAAGCAATTTTACGATAATTTCCGCGACACCTGGGGTATCGCAAGGGTGTCGCCGCGATATCGCGGAATCGCTAAACCATGCACAAAACCCCAATGTTCTTGTTTTATTCATTAAATGCGACACCTCCGCGACACCTCCGCGACACCTCCGCGACACCTCCGCGACACTTGATTTAGAACACATTGTTGCCATATTTATGCCTTATTTGTATCTTTCTCAAATTCTTTTAACAGGTCTACAACGTTTACCTCTGCTTTTTCTTTAGAATCATTTTTAAGTTCAAAGTATTCATCTAGTTTTTTAAGAAATTTGTGTTTCCAAGATCTTAACTGCAGTCCTTCTACTTTAAACTCTTGATAATATAAATCTGGTGTACATATCATAATCACACCTTGTTGTATGTTACTGCCATGTACATAATCGTGTGCCATAGCGTAAGCGGCTATTTGCATAAAATAGTCTTCTATCCAATCGACACGTTTTGGCCTATTTGACTGTTTAAAATCAATTATAGATTCTTGACCGTTATGTAGGCCAACTAAATCAGTAGAGCCCGCATAGAGGCCTGGATAATACAACGTAACCTCTGATCCAAAATAACCATCAACCGGCGCTAGGCCTATGTCTATGACCTTCTGAGCCATACTTTTAGCCAACTGTCCCATCTCTGTCATATCCTCGTATCCTTTGTCTAATACATAGTTTTCTAAATACTTGTGCATGCTGGTTCCACGTGAAGCTGACGTTGTTTTAATACGTTCCGCTTCCTCCTTACCAACTCTTGCTTGCCACTTGTATAAGAATGATTTGTCTTTGGTTGCTCCGAGGACCGTGGTCACTGATGGAAGTCTATTGCCATCAACATCATAGGTCCGTGGTCCATGGTCATTGATTTGTTCAAACTTACCGTAGGAGTATTTATCTAGCTTCTTAATCATTCTGATATATTCTATGTATTATAGCAATTATATGTTCATCTATCTTGGTCCCTGTTCCACAAGGCACAGTTTTCATTCTTTGTAAGTAATCAATTATAGCTAAATCTTCATCACTCATTTGTCTAAAATTATTCATCTTTATTACCAAAAATATCGTTCCAACCATCTTTATACGCTTGTGTTGGTATCCTACTTCTACCATCGTATATACGACCAGACTTAAATCTTTCTTTCTCGCTCTTCCT